CAACAAGGATGCCTACATCCGCAAGGCCCGACAGTGGAACCAGTAACCCGAGGAGAGCCCATGGACAACGCCGACGTACAGAAGATCATCGAGAAGGCCCGCAGCAACTGGGCGGATGTCGCCCGCGCGCGCGGCTGGGATGTCGAAGAGGCCGTGCACCGCGCCTACGTGGATGTGCGGATCACGGGCGGATACAGCGAGGGCAGCTGGTGGTTCAGCGTGCCCGACATGCCGGCCCGGCTGCCCGGGCGATGGAAGGGTGGCAGCGGCACGAGCATCGAGAACGCCCTCCGCAAGCTGGCCCAGAAAGTCGGCCTGAGGTAACGATCCGGTAACCCCTCCGGACAATCCGTGGGGGTAACTCGTCGACAGCACCTATAACCGTCGCGCGCCCCCCGTACTCCCTCGGGGGGCGCGCCGCTGTGCACAACCGTGCAACACCCAGCCCCGTCCACCCCCACGCCGATACTCTCGCCGCAACGGAGACACACCCCGAGCGAGCGAGGCCCAGCCACGCACCTCCCCGGCCCAGCCGGTCACGCTCTCCGCCCCCACACACGAGAGGACCGAGAGCATGACCGCGAACTTCAATGCGGACATCCTGGGCCGGCTGGGCGAACTGTCCCCCGACGAGCTGACGGCCGCACTCGCCGCAATCGCGAGCGACGCCGCAGCCTTCACGGGCCAGGCCCCCACCACGGCCAACACCGAGGCGTACAACGCGCTGGTGAGTCACGCCCGCGCCGTACGCGCCGAGCTGTCCACCCGCACCGCAAACGCCGCCACCTTCGCCACGAACGCCGCCGAGCTGGCCGAGCTGACCAACGTCGAGCCCGCCCCCGCCGCCCCGGCAGCGCCAGCGGCACCCGCAGCGCCCGCCGCCCCGGCTCCCCCCGCTCCTCCGGCGCCGCCCGCCGAGCCGGCCACCGAGCCCGCCGAGCCCGAGCCGACTCCCGACGAGCCGGAGAAAGCCGACGAGCCGGAGACCGTCACCGCGTCCGCGCGTCGCCCCCTCGGCGGTGCACCGCAGGCCGCCGTACTCAACGCCCCCACCGTCACCCTCGTAACCGAGGTCGCCGGTGGCGTGGACCGCTTCGAGGCTGGCGCCACCCTCGACCGGCGCACCCTCGCTCAGGCCTTCCACAACAAGGCTGTTGCCGTCGGTGGCCGCAACGTCTCCGGCTACGAGCGCTACACCGTCGCCACCGTCCGCTCCACCTACCCCGAAGACCGCATGCTCCGCCAGGGCGTGGACGCGTACACCAACATGGAGCGCGTCGAGAAGGTCATCGACAAGGCGAAGCGCACGCACGCACGCGACAACGCGGCCGTGCAGGTGCAGGTTCGCAGCGGCCCGGACGGCGAAGGCGCCCTCACCGCCGCTGGCCTCTGTGCCCCGCTGGAGACCCTCTACGACATCCGCACCGTGGGTGACACCGACCGTCCCGTCCGGGACGCGCTCACCCGCTTCGGTGCCGACCGTGGCGGCATCCAGTACCGGCCCGCCCTCGACGGCGTCACCCAGACGGGTGGCATCGGCGTGTGGTCGGTCGCCGACGACGAGGACGAGACCCCCACGCCCAAGACGTGCGTGGAGATCGCCTGTCCGGGCATCCTGACCGCCGAGGTGGACGCCGTCTACCAGTGCCTCACGTTCTCGAACATGTCGACCCGCTTCGATCCGGAGTGGTACGACTCGACGCTGCGCGCGCAGGCCATCGCGCACGCCCGCTTCTCGGAGAACCGGCTACTGACCCAGCTCACCAACGCCTCGAAGGACATCTACTCCACGCGGCTACTGGGCGCCACCCGCGACATCCTGGCCACCCTCGACCAGATCATCGCCTACTACCGCAACGTGCACCGTCTCGCCGATGAGGTGTCGCTGCGCTGGATCGTGCCCCTGTGGGCCAAGTACCTGATGCGCGCGGACATCACCCGGCAGATGGTGGGTGACGGTCTCCAGTCGCTGGCCATCACGGACACCATGCTGAACGGGTGGCTGGCCGAGCGCAACGTCAACGTCACCTGGCACCTGGACGGCATCAACCCGGCCGACTTCACCGTGCCCAACCCCGACATCGTGGTGCCCGCGCAGTTCTACACGCTGGCCATCAACGAGTCCGCCCTCCCCGCGTTCCCCACCTCGATTTCTTCGCTGCTGTTCGCCGAGGGTGACTGGTTGTATCTCGACGGTGGCACGCTGGACCTGGGTGTCGTGCGGGACTCCACGTTGAACGGGCTGAACCGTTTCCAGTCGTTCTCGGAGTCGTTCGAGACCACGGCCAACCGTGGCATCGAGTCCATCCACCTGGTCATCCCGGCTCTGCCCACCGGCGAGAGCGCGGCGACCGCGAACACGGCCGTGGACACGATCTTCGAGCCCGCACCCGTCTAAACCGACCGGCTTCCTCTGGCGCCGCGCCCCATACCAGGAGGCGCGGCGTCGGGGGACACTCCACAGTGAGGAGGTGGGAGCGTGTTCGCTCCCGTTGAGCCGGTACCGGCAGCGGCACCCAGTACGGGCCTGGTGGTTTCGGCCATCACCCCGTCCGACGGTGCCCGCTGGCAGGACGGAATCTCGTGGCGGTCCGAGGGCTGCCCGCAGGGGCGAGGCTTCGACCCGTGCGCTACCGGCTCTGATGTGTTCGAGGACCCGGCGGTGGGTGGTGGCGGCAACTCGCTCAACTTCTACCGGCCGGTGGCTTTCCGGGTCGAGGACCAGTGCTCCACCCGGTCCGGCTCGTCCGCCCACGACAAGACCCGGGTCCGTCGCCAGGCAATCGCCGCTACCTCGTTCATGGTGGCGCGCGAGCTGGAGACTGGCGCCCTGTCGGCGGCCAACCCGTACAGCGACACCGACGGCGGACAGGCCACCAACGCCTACCTGGGCATGCTCGACGGCGAGGTCATCGCAGGCGAGTGGAACCCCACTGACGGCCTCGGAGAGCTGGAGCAGGTTGCCCGCGCCAACCGGCTCGGACAGGACGTGTTCCTGCATGTGCCGGTCGGGCTGATCACGCGCCTCGGAGACCACCTGGTCAAAGAGGGCAACCTGTTGCTGACCCGCACCGGCGCCCGCGTGGTCGCCGACGCCGGCTACCAGGGCATCGGCCCCACCGTGCTGGCCACGTCTGAAATTCAGACCGTGACCATCACCGGGGCGCCCACCGGTGGCACGTTCACGCTCACCTACAGCGGCCAGACCACCGGCACCATCCCGTTCAACGCGGTAGGCGGGACCGTGCAGACGGCCCTCAACGCGTTGAGCAACCTGGACGGGGTCTCGGTCACCGGCGGGGCGGGCGGGCCGTACACGGTCACGTTCGCGCCCGGCAACGTGCCGCAGATGACCGCGTCCGGCGCAGGCTTGACCGGCGGCACCGCGCCCGCCGTCGGGGTGGTCACCGCCACCCCCGGCGCAGACGAGTCCGTCGAGGCCGGCACGTGGATCTACGCCACCGGCCCGGTCGTGGTGCGACTCGATGACCCCGTGGTGGACAGCCTCGTCGATCACCAGCTGAACGTGGTCGTCAACACCGCTGACCGGCTGTTCGCCGCCTACTTCGATCCCTGCACCCTCTATCAGATGAACGTGACCGAACCGGCTCCCGTCGAGACGCCGTAAAAGGAGGAATCACCCATGCCTTACGACAACGCGGGAAGCCTGTTCGCACTCGGCCTGCGCCTCACCAAGCTCAACACGGTGGGGGCGCCGCTCGTCGGTGCACAGTCCAGCTACGTGACCGATTCGCTTGTCCAGGTCGGCATCGGCCTGGAGTACGAGGACGGTACCGAGATCGTGCAGAAGTCCGGCAGCGGCCGTGTCTGCCTCACCTACAAGGCGCCGGACACGCTCAAGCGCGGCACGATCTCCGACCTCCAGGTCTGCACGCCGGACCCGAACGTCATGGCGTTCACGATCGGCGGCGACGTGATCTCCACCGGTGGCGCCGGCACCGCCGAGGTGCAGACCATCAGCATCACCGGCACGCCCACCGGTGGCACGTTCACGCTCACGTTCGACGGCCAGACCACCGCCGGCATCGACTTCGACGCCACCAACTCGGAGATCGATACCGCGCTTGAGGCGCTGTCCAACATCGCCCCCGGCGAGGTGGCGGTCACCGGCAGCTCGCCGAACTTCACGGCCACGTTCGTGCCGGCCCTCGGCGACGTACCGGTGATGACCGCCAACGGCGCCGGTCTGACCGGCGGCACCAGCCCGAACGTGGTCATCGGCACCACCACGCCGGGCTCCAACCTGACCGACATCGGCTACCGCGCGCCTGCGGTAGGCGAGGAGGCCAACCCCAACGGCATTTCACTGGAGATGTGGACCCGCGCCATCGACGACGGGGCCTACGCCACCAACCTGCCGTTCTTCCACTGGGTGTTGCCTCGCGCGCAGCTGCGACCCTCCGACGCCTGGACCCTGTCCGGTGAGGACCCGCTGTTGCCCGGCTTCGAGGGCACCTGCACCCAGAACGCGAGCTGGGGTTCTGGCCCGGCCGAAGACTGGCCGTACGAGTCTGACCGTGTCTGGCAGTTCGCCCGCGTGGCGACCGTGCCCGACCTGTCGCCGGGGTTCGTGGCGGTCTCGTAAGCTCGGGTACCTGGTGGTCCCGGGTGGGGGCAGGTTGGCGCGTGGCCGACCTGCCCCTCACCGCAACTGGAGGTAAACGGTGGCGCCCTCGCCGACAACCGAAGTGCTCTGTTCGCCGTGGGCGACATTCGATGACCTCCCCGACGAGCTGATCACCAGGCTCACCGGAGAGGGCATCGACCCCGACCCCGACGCACTCAACGCCCACCTCGCGTACGCCTCCGAGATCCTGTGGGCCCTGTCCGGTCGCACCTGGTACGGCGGGGGGTGCGAGGAGGACGCCACGCTGCGCTCATTCCCGCCCGCCCCCGGTACCGGGTCGTGGCCGTACCACGATTCGTGGGGTTCATGCGCGTGCTGGCTGGGCGGCAACTGGCTTGACGGCCGCTTCTACCCGGGCTTCCCCTACCCCGGCATGCATCAGGCCCCGTTCGCTGTACGGCTGCCCCGCTCGCCGGTGACCGGCATCGTGTCCGTCACCGTCGCCGAGCAGCCGTTCACCGACTACAACCTGCTGCGGTCGGGTTGGCTGGAGCGCACCGACGGCAAACCGTGGGTCACCTGCGGCGACCTGACCATGGTCACCTACCTGTTCGGGGAGCCACCGCCGCGCGGCGGTGTGCTGGCCGCCATCGAGCTGGGCATAGAGCTGGCCCGTGACGCCGCAGGCTCCACGGCGTGCCGGCTCCCGCCCCATGTGGTGTCCGTGACCCGTCAGGGCGTCACGATGGAACTGGAGGCCAACGGCGACACCCCGCCATTCCGGACCGGCCTCTACAGCGTTGACCTATGGTTGGACACAGTGAACCCGTACTCGCGGCCACAGTCCGCGAGCATCTGGAGCCCTGACGTTCCCACCACGATGCGAGGTGCCCGCCGTGACGCTTAACCCGTTCGCCCCCGCCACCCACCCCGACCACCCGAAGAACGTCGGCCGCGCCCCCGAGCGCGACGATGCCCCCGCCCGCCTCGACGCCCTGATGTCGCTGCACCGCACCCCGCACGAGGAGCAGGCCGACCAGACGCCGGACGCGGACGAGCTGGAGCGACGAGACACCCTCGTCACCGAGTTCCGCGAGGAGCTAGAGGAGCACGGCGAAGCCCAAAACCCGACGCTGGTCGACCTGACCGGCGAGGACTACGTGTGGCAGGAAGGCGACGAGGACACCGACTCCTACTGGGCGCACGCCTCTGTGCTCGAAGACGACGAGCCCGCCGAGGACGAGAAGCCCGTGAGCAAGCGCAAGCCGGCCCGCAAGCGCAAGCCGGCCGCCAAACTGGACGAGGCCCTGGCCAAGCTCGACGGCGACAAGTGAGCACCAGCGGCAAGGCAATCAACGTCCGTCAGCTGGCCAACAGCATGCTGACGGCCATCGTCGCCCACTACGCCACCGCAGAAGGCCAGCCCCTGCCGGACCGCCGCTACGTCGCGCCCGGCGAGAACCGCGCCTCGGCGTGGGACTGCGAGCAGCTCACGGTGAGCCTCGGCGGCATCGGCTGGGGACAGAACATCGACGCCGCCCCCAACGCGTCCAGGCGCGGCACCCCCACGAGCGTGTTCGCTGTCCGGCACGCCGTCCTGTACGCGCAGCTGGTGCGGTGCATCCACGTCTCGGACTCGCGCGGCCAACCCCCCAAGGTCGAGGACCTCCAGGGCGACGGTGATCAGTTCATGCTCGACGCCGGCCTCCTGTCCCAAGCCATGGTGTCGTGGGCATCCACAGTGGACAGGACGCTGGAGCAGGACGACCCGCTCAACGGCTCCGTTCAGCTCGGGGTGGTCGAGGGCATCGGCCCGTCCGGCAAGTACGTGGGCGCCGAAGTGTCGGCCATCGTCACGTGCGCTGGCCTGGAGCCGTAGGCCGTGACCACCGTGCGGTTCGCTACGGGCCGGGTTCGCCTGCTCAAAGGTGAGCCCAAGCTGTTCGCGAACGACCGCACGCAAGGTGTCGTCTCCGACCTGGAGCGACGCATGGCGCTGGTCTCGGGCATCGCCAAGCTGAAGGTCCGTGTCCGGACGGGCCTGCTGCTCACCACCATCCGGCAACGCACCAACATCAACCTGAACGCGTGGCCGTCGGTGGATGTGCTCGCCGGCAGGGCGGGCGCCCGCACGGTGCCGGTCATCGAGGACCAGGGCTCCGCGCCGCACGTCATCCGGGCCCGCCGCAAGAAGGCCCTGCGGTTCATGATCAACGGTCAGGTAGTTTTCCGGCAGAAGGTCAACA